GAATCCCCGCGCCTTCCGAATGGTAGAACGGGCGAATTCAACGTCATCGTCATCCGCCATAGGATGAGTGAGACGAAGCAATGCGTCCATCATGTCAGGTGATGCATCGATCATGTGTTGAGTGATCTTTCTGTCAGTGTGTAGTGGTATCATTTTGATTTGTTTTTAGATTGTGTAGCGAAGTCTGTCTGATGAATTGACAAGCTCACGGAATAGCTTGCTTGGCATCTTCACCATTTTGTCGAAGAGATCCAACTGAACTCCCGCAGGGCCGAAATATCCCGAATCCACGGGACACATCTCATCCGCCACCACGTTCTTTTCATCTTCGTTCAGGACGCATATGCCATTGCATTCGGAGCCGATCAGACCGAAAGCATCGTATGCCCCATAAAGCATAAGTCTGAATCGGTTTTTACCCTTCTTCACAATCCTGTCCCGCGAGACTCCGACATACGGGCCGACACGGGGATAGCTGAATATGTTTTTCTGTTCTGTTTTCATTAGAGTGTCTTTCCTTTCGATGGTGAGGACATGACAATAGCTTTCGCAGTAGCCCGTGCAGCCGCTTCGACTCTATCAAGCGTTTCCTGTGACACTCTGGTATATTTATGCGCCCGATTATTCGTAGCGTATTCCAGAATGTATTTTTTGACTTTGGATTTATTGATCAGGTTATTCATTGTCTTCACCCTCCGAGAAAACGATGAGTGCAGGACTCCCTGCAAGATTGGAAACTTCAATCTGCATGGAATGATAGTTGTCATTCTGGACAACGATTTCTTTCTCTCCGTCAAATACGGAGAGCGATTTGATTAGGTCTTTTACTTTCATGGTGTGGTTTTTTATTTGGTTTTTGTGCTGTTGCGATAGGCGTTGAATGCGTCGAAGCATTGTTCAAGTGCTTTGGGATCGTATGCAGTGAGGAACTTTCGGATCTCTGGTGAGAGGATGATCACTGAAACGGCGTCATTCAATTGCTTTGTGATTTCTTCAGGTGTTTTCATTGTGTGGTTTATTCGGGGAAGATTCCCCATTCTGCCCTCTCCGAAGAGAGGACAGATGGGAAACCCTCGCCTAGTTGGCAAGGACTGACTGCCTGACAGCCTCGCGGCCACGGGAGAGCATCTTGTCACGATCTCCCGCGAGCATGGCGATGAAATTGCGCTTATGCTCTGCTGCTGAACCAAGCTGCGAGCGGTAAACCCGCGAGGCAAGGTTAGCTTTGCGGCCCGTGCCGTTTCCGCTTGTCCAGTATTCGGTTGCACCATTGGCGAGGTCATAGAGGTTGCGCCCATTGTTCCCGATACCATTGGCGAACAAATCAGCAATCTCTCGTGCCGCATTCATCGAACGGGTAGCGAGTTTGTTTTCCTTGGCATCTGTGGTCATGCAGAAGTATCCCGCCGCCATAGCGAGCGCATCATTAGCGTCACATGCATGGTTTGCAAGGTATTCCATGACTTTGACCAACTCCACGCGACCCTTCAGGATAGCGTTCAGGAGGTCACCGAGCCCTTCAAGCGCGAATTCGGCGTTTTTGGTATGGTAAACCTTCAGGACGTTTTCCGCCGCATCCCGTGACCATTGGAAGGTATTCATGCAGACAATGCGGATTGCGGAATCGAAAGATTCCATAGCAATCGTGCCATCATGCGAGGTGACAAAGTTAAGATTTGCCTTGAATTTGTCCCCATTGATGACCATGTCAGAGTTTCCAATGTCACAGGAAATGGAAAACTTCTTTCCACGTTCCAAGGTGCAAACCGATGTGACAGCGCAATCCAGATCGCGCAAAGATTTTTGCATAACATTCCAGATTTCCCGATTGCTTATGACTTTGTATCCTGCTTTCGGAATGTGAAGCGGAACCAAGGCATCACGCCCCGAAAGATCAGGGCGAACTTTGCGGTGATCCGCAACGAGGACTTTGTAGTCTTCAAGGGTTGCCTGTTCCCCGTCCACCTGAACGTAAGCGGGGCTTTCGATGATATCGAAGAGCATTTCTTCAACTTCTTTGTCATCGATGACCGCAACGTGTTTCGCGAGGTTATGCCATTCTGTCCCTTGGTTGCTTTTGACCATATCCCAAGGCATTTCGATTTTGTGACTCATATGTGTTTTTGTGTTTGTGTTTTTGTGGTTTTGTTCGCCGCCCTTTGTCACCTTCTATCGAAGGGCAGAGGTTGGCCAACGAAAGTAAAAATAGCTTGGGTTTTCGCGTTGTCAAATGTTTTTTTTGACATGGAAAGAAAAAAGATTTTGCCCCTTGTCACCTTGTTTTTCGGGAGTGTCATCATAGCGGGGCGGGAAAGAAAATCGTTTTGCGGGGCATTTAAAGCGCGAAAATCGGGCGGGACGGGGCGGAGGATCGGACTCCGCGCACCTTGTCACCTTCAGGAATCAATGCGAATCCCCAGCCCGTGCCACCTTCGCCCTGACAATAGCATTGTGCATTGCGTTTCGTTTATCAATCGCAACGTCAAATTTCAGGTTTAATTTATCGTATTCCTTTGCGAGGTGTTGCGCTGTTTCGGACTCTCCGCCCGAATAATCATCCGCAAGGGCAATCGCGGCCCCCGCAAGCTTCATTGCCTCAAAGAATAGTTCACGCAAGGCGGAATCCCCTTGCCCGTTTTCATGGTGTTTTTTCATTTTGGTTTTTAGTTGGGGATTTTCCCCGTTCCGCCCCCTGTCACTATGCAAGGGGCGGCGGCGGGAAAGACAGCCCGTCAGTGAACACCAATTGCAATAGGAACACCGCGAAACTTCTCTGATCCGCAGGCATGGCCTGAAGGAGTGCAGTCCCCGCATTTCCCCGAACAGACAAAAACGCGCTTTCCAGCCTGTTCCCGAACGTCCCGCGCATAGTCCGCAAATCCCGCATTTCGTTTGCTCTGATAAGCTTTCCCGTGGTCTTTGGCCGTTTCGATAGCTATAAACTCGCCCCGTGCAATGGGGAGGCGGGAAACGGCTTGTTTTTCCGCCTCTGTCCCCTTCCCTCCACTTGAAAGGTTCAGGAGGTAGTTAGACGGGAAACGTGCCCCGCTGTCCGCATAGGCGAGCAACAAGGCCCAAGATTTGCTGTATCCGTAAACCTGAAGATCAGGACGGGCGAAACAGAGGCGGAACCAGAACGCGAGGATTTCGGGGGACGCGAAGTCTCCATCTACATAAAGACGGACAATCGCCCCTTGCGGGAGAGCCATCCAAGCCGCGACAATCTCATCTTTCCCCGCTTTAGTGCGGAGGCGGATACTGTTGACCAGTTGGCGCATAAATGCCGCAGGATAACGCCACGCTTTGAAAGAGTAGCAGAATCCCCCCATAAGATCACCTGATGCCCCGTAGAGACAGGCTCCCGCTTGTGGGCAGTCAATCCCTGCGAGACTGGAAAACGCATAGAAAGGAAGCTTGGAATTTCCACCCTCCGCAAAGACTGACGGAAGCTTCCCCGAATCAATCCGCCGATAGCAGGATTGCCAACCGATTCCGCGAGACATAAAGAGACCGCGCAAAGGTTCGACAGATTGCGCTTCCACGCATTGCAGAGCGCCCGAATAGAGGGACAAAGTGAATTGTTTTTTCATGGTGTTGATTAGGAAACTTTTTTAAGGTCTTTTATGTAAACAAGAATATTTGCGCGCAGCGCAGGAGAATAAACAAGGGCCTTTTTTGCGTATTTTTTTGGATCTTCTAAAAGAGTGACCAAATCGGAAACTCTTTCCCCCTCATATTGTGATACTCTGTAGGAGTCAATTTTGTATTGTGCGTTATTTTTCATGGTGTTGTTTAGTGTTGAAAAAAGAAGTTGACCAGAGAGACCCCGAAAACAAAAAGCACACTTCCCCCCACGCATAGCGCAAAGAAAGAAGCCTGCTTGAATTCACGAATGATCCCGTGAGCATAGAACGCAAAGCGGGACGGATTGCGAATAATGGCGCGAACGTGCAAGGCACAGCGTCCGCCTGATGATGATGGTGATTTGTTTTCCATACGGGGACACTATCGGACGGGGGACAAATAAAGGCAAGGGAAATTTTCAAACTATTTTTAGCAAATCGATAAACCTTAATTAGAATAATTACAAATAAGAATTGACGTAGTGCGGGAGAGGGTAGGACACGAAATGTCCGAGGGGGTAAGACATTGATGTCCTATGCCCCAGAAAAAAAAGATCAAAAAAAACATTTGACAATTAATCGGGGGATGATACCTTGGCCAACGTATGGGAAACACCACCACAAAAACGGGCGCGGGGAACATCACCGCCGCGCAGTTGCAAGACCTCCACAATCATTTCGCGAAATTCTTTGGCGTGCCAGCGCGGAAGACTCGGCGGGTGCTTGTGGCGATTATGCCAGACGGGAAAGAGCATGTCATTAAACGCACGTTCGGAAGACACTATAACAGCCCAGACTCTGGGCGGGGTTGCTTCCCCCTGTCCTATGCCAAGCAAGTATGGAAAGAGGAGGGTGCGCGTATTGTCTCGCGTTCGGTTCTCGTCTAATCGGTAGTCTCTTAATCAGCCCCGTCAGGCGAAAGCTTGGCGGGGTTTTTCTTTTCGGGGTTTGCCCCTATGCTTGCGGGGTTGCTCCCCGTGCATGGTGCGCGTTCGCGTTGCTTGCCATTGTGCGCTTACTCTGTCAGCTTCCGAGGGTCATCATAGCGGACGCCCAATCAAAGCGCCTCTGCTGGCCGTATAAGCGGAGACTCATCTATCAAGTCATAGGATCGGGGCAGGATGGCGCGACAAGCGCGAACCAGCTATCAGTGCGGACGGGGGGCGGGACGGACGGGACAGAGTAGACGGGGACGGCGGGACGCTGGCGAGCGTAGGAGCGGGACAGCGTAGCGGGGCAGGACAGCGGACAGGACAGAGCGGGACAGCCTGCGGGAACCCATGACACATGACTATTACCTATCATCACACAGACCCCCACCACACCCGTGTTGACCCCATGTTCTCATTAGCGAAGGCGGCATCACACACAAAATACCTGATCTCAAATATTGTTTGACAAAACTAATCTTAGTAACTACATTGCTAGTATGAAACTCAAATACGCCAAACTTAAAAACAAAGAAGCTATCAAGATTTTTCGTAGAATTCTGGAAGAAATTGAGAAATTACACCAATTAGAGGAAGAAGAGGTTGATGATTTTAGTTCTTCCTTCTGGAAGGAGATAAAGCTCACTGATGGAGCAAAGATCTGCTACGAGAATTATCGTAGGTGTTTACAGAGAAAACAGGCCAGAAGGGTTTATCGCGCCATGATGGACACTTATATGAATCATTATGGGGATAGACTGGTTACCCCAGAAGCCCGCAGACGCCACTCTCAGAGACGCCGCACATTAAAGTCTGCTAAGAAAGATTCCAAGGTTCGCACAAAGATTCTTTCCATTAATGTTGGCCCTTGTAAGTGTTACTGGTGTGGTGTTAAGTTACCAACTGGTGGACACGCTGACCATATTGTGCCATTGTCCAAGGGTGGTAGCCACACCTGTGATAACATTGTAGCTGCCTGTAAGATATGCAACGAGACCAAGAAAGATACGATGCCCGACTCCAAGGATCTACCGATTCACATGGAGCTTCAGCTACCACTGATTCACCACTCTTGAGGGACAACACCAAGTATCAGAGGAAGTATTACTCTAAGAATAAGGAGAAGGTGAAGGATAGGGTTCGGCGTTGGAGGGCCAAGAACAGGAAGAAATACAATGAGTATATGCGGAATCTCCGCAAGAAAAAAGCCTAACTACCCCCACCCCCGTCTCTTCTCTTTCTAGAGAACCCCCTACCCCCTTGTTTTAAGCTATCCCCGTCTCAGATATTTTTCTCTGATATGTTTACGGCTTATACATATTGGGGGGAATGTGTCGATATTATGGGGTTTTGTATACAGGTTCGGGCTGGTTGGGGTTTAGGAAGAGGTCTTCTTCTGTGGAGACGAGGTATAGGTTGGAGTAGGAGTTGTTTCCTATCCTTATCTCTACTTCCTTGTCTTCCTGCTCTTTGGTTAGGGTTGCCCTTATTAGTCCTGAGAGTTGTTTGTAGGTCATGGTTGCGGGGTTTATCGACATATGGCCCCGTAAATGGGGATTATTTGCGTTTAAATGGGCCTAGGATGGGTTTTCCACCCATTCCCCATATTCATCATCATAATGAATAATAATGTCTTGTGTGGCCTTTTGGTGGTCTATGTATCTTCTAGCTTTTAAAAACGTGTAGAAGTAGATGGTATTATAACCCCCGCTTCGTCCATTGATAGGAACTTTGAAGTTGTACCAGTCTTCGCTTCCCTCTTCTTGGTATTGGGGGATGAAGATGGGGACTTCGGGGTCTTCGGTCTTCTTTACTATCCTATATGCTGTTCGTATGGAGACTTTCATGGATTCGGGGTTGCGACTGTTAACTACGGGGGTTTATTCAAGCCAAAATTGAACTATTTCCCATTTTGTACTCAATTGTCATCTTCTAGAAAGATTGGGGTAGCCTCCCCGACATTGGCTCCCGCTACGTTGTAGTCGAAGTATTCGTAGGCTTGCTCCTCGTCCATGCCTTCTTTAATGAAACATTGGATGGCTTTGGATTTGGAGTAAATGGCTATCGGGTCATTGAACTGATACCCTATTCCGATAAAGGCTTCTTCTAGGCCGTCTGCGAACATGATGCTCTCCTCCCTTTCCTTTAGGAGCTTGTCTGCCTCTATGGTGGTCATGATGTTTCGGGGTTGGTCTCAATTGGGCCCAAGGGTATGGGTTGTTTGAGCATAAAGGGCCGCTGGTGGGCTTTTCTGCTGGTTGGCTTGCGACGATAGCCTACTAGGCACAAAGTCTCTCCTATGGCGTTGTAGATGGGGAGCAGCTTTCCCTGCTTTAGTAGTCTGTTGATTTTGTCCATGGGTACTCTGTTTTGGGGTAATGGTACGTTTTTTCCGCTTAGTCTGTCTCTATGGAGGTGGAGGTTTTTGCTCATTTGGATTCGGGCTTCTTGGTGTCAACTGGTTTTTTCTTACCCCACTTGATGGAGCCGTAGTTGTCCCGATACTTCGGGCCGTCTACCTTCCTTGGCTTATCTCCTTTACCAGCCATTTCGTTTTTTTATTTCTTCAAAGTTAGAGTGGGCCATCAGTTCATCGTAATTAAACTTGCTCCCCAAGCATTGTCTTATAGATGTTCTTTCGTCGCTAAATCCTTCGCGTTTGCCGTTTACTAGGAAAACGTGTTTGGGAACTGTTGTTTGCCCCGTGACAAAAGCGACCCCTTCGGAAGTCAGCCGCCACAGGCCAGACCCCGATTGTTCTCGTTGCACTCTTGGATCATCGGATTCTACTGGCAAAAGCAGCCCCCAAAAACGTAGTTTGGAATACTCTTGCGCCACCGCGTTTTTTCTTTCAGCCAGAAAGGAATCAGTAACATGCAAAACCATAGATTTGGTGCTGCGACATTTCTGGTAAATTTGAATGAGCATCCACGCCATTCCGCTGTTTAATTTACGCTTGTAACGCTTGGTGTATCGACCACAACAGGGGCATTCGTCCCCTTTGTCTAAACGTTCCATGAATTGCTTCCGAGCATCACCTAACGTTTGAAGTGTGTCACTCATGGCTTAAAACTCCAACGGATCAACAACCCATCCCAATTGGGGGTGGCGGTCGATAATTCGGCGCTGCATCCCCTTAACGAAGTCTTCTCCAGACTCCTTGATGTCGCTATCCAGCCAGTCGCGGGTGGACTCTAACAGTGTTCTTAACGTAGCTTCGGCGTGGGCCAGATCGTCGTTAAGCTGTGCAATTGTTGTATTCATGTGAGGGGTTGGGGCGGGAGATAGGTCGAATTACCTCCCACCCCATGGGCTGACACCCTAAATTAGAATGCCTCGTCTACTTCCTCTTCCTTCTTATAAGGAGGAGAGAATTTGAGGCTGACGTAGTCCACTCCCTTTTGGGACTTCTGCTTCCAGCCCGCAACGTCGAGGAGGACGCCGTTGACCATCACCTTACCCTTGTGGGTCGGGGCTTTGGGGTTATCACTTTTGTTCGGGAACAATGCTCCCGAATTGTCTTTTTGTTGGTTATTCATAGTTAGTTTATTTCTTTATTATCTCTTCACTAATGGCCAGTAGGTCTACTGTAGGCACTACGGTCATCAGATCTTTTCTACCATTGCGTTGGTAAAGTCTATAGACAGCGGGTTTCAAGCTTTGTTCACTATTTTCTGTCAATCCTTCGATAAAAGGCATGAGGGTGCGGCGTTTGACCACTATCCAGTGGGCGCGGGTTTCAAAGACGATGTAGTCTGCTTCTCCGTAAAGCCAACCTAGATCTCCGTTGACGTTGCGTAGTTCGATGTAGTGCATACGATCTGTGGGTTCGGGGTCGGCTCGATTCCACTTCTTCATCGCCTTAACATCGTATTTTAAATTATTACTCACTACATCCCAATGCTCTTCTATGTCCTCTTGGGGGGTGGAGAATCGCGGGCTGTCAAGATGGCGGGCAAAGCAATACTCAGCCTTTCTACCAGTGTCGTAGCATGTGTCCATTGCGATATTAGACAGCGTAGGTCTTGAAGCGTTCAAAGTTTATTGCCATACACCGCATGGCTTTTCCATCATTCCCCACATCCTTGGCCCAGACGGCATTATCGCTCACCACCCCATATTCTTGGAGGAAGTTCATTACCTTAACCTCGTCCTCAGATCGGGTTTTGATCCACCTCTCTAGCTTATTCCCAGTATAGGAGGGCATAGATACCATAGGAGAACGCTCCCCAAAAGATAATGGCTAGGATAGAGGCTGCAACTATTGTGGTTATCTTCATTGTTATTCAGGTTTAATGCGGTCTTTGATGACCTTGAGGGCCACGATAACCATGGCACCCCAGAAAACAATAGCCACAAATGAGTCAACCATTGAGGTAATTAGTCAACCATCAGTCAAGATGCTTGCCAGTAACTTTCCACCAGCCAACAAACAAGCAGGCCAGCATTGCGTAGATAGATCCTATAGCTTCCATAAAATAAATAGGGAGGAGGCTAATTGCCCCCTCCCTTTGTTTCTGTAGTTTGAACCCGTTGTCTACAGAAAGAGATACGCAAACCAGCGGCACAACCCGAAACAGTTGGGTTTATCCTGCTTCGTTTTGGGACACGGGGCGTAGCCAATCCCCCCATAGGGGCCGTAGACAATACCGAATTCATTGGTGTAGTAGTTGTTCAATTCCTTTCCACCTCCTTTCTGTAAAAGAACGAAGCTGGAATTATGCCAGAATTACTTGGTTCCGTAAAGCGTTACCCAAAGCAATCCCCATTGGGAGAAACAATATCCTCCCCAGATGACTGACAGGGCGTAGTTTCCGCGCACAGCTTGTTCCAGAGAAACAATACCATAGCAGATGCCTACCGCCCCAATCAGCCAGATACTAGTCATCAGAAGATTCTTCTTTGACTTCTTCTTGTTTCGGTGTGGTGGATTCCTTGAGAGACTTAAGGACTTCTTCCATGCCATCATAGGTAAGAAGAACGTCCACAGGGTCAGAGTCCTTGCGCTCTCCTTGGATCATTACGATGTTGTCGGTTCCGCCGTTAAGCAGTGTGTAGTCCTTGGCCACATAGGCGCTATTCACGCGATTAGTAAGCACTTCGGACGGGTCTTGTTGTTTGGTTTCTTCACTCATAGATTTATTTGATAGTCTTCGCTGAATCGGACGAATAGATTTCCGTCCATGTACATATGGTCGAGGTGGACTGGCTCTTTGTCAACCCGCCAAAGAAACATTGCCTTCCCTTCTCCGACTCGTTCGGTTGTGATGTAGCCTTCGTGGTCATGTTCAAACTGCGAATACTTCTTCCAGCCACTGACCATTTCAAAGACTTTGGATAGTCCTTCGCTCATAATTTGGTTAATAGAGACGAGGATTCGGGGGATGTCAAGAGAAAATAACCCTAACTCCAGCCTCGTCAAACATTTGGAGAGCGGCCTTGAAAGAGTCCGCCCAACGCTCGTAGCTATCCAGATGAGCATTGAACGGGCAATACACATCTTTAATTCCCGATTGAATGATGGACGCCGAACAATGGGCACATGGTTGGAAGGGCCAGACAAAAAGAGAGTAGCCTTTAAGTGGTTCTTTAGCTGATAGGATAGCGTTCATCTCGGCGTGGATAGTATAGAGGAGTTTGGTATCGCGATTTGCGATACGATCATGGCAATCCTCCACCCCCCTAGGAAAGCCGTTGAATCCTACAGATGCTATGGTTCTGTCTGGTCGGACAATGACAGCGCCCACTTGTGACGAAGGGTCTTTGCTCCATGTGGAAACTTCTTCAGCTAACTTGATAAATCGCGCAACCCACTTGTCTTCAATTGTTTTCATTAACTTGGAATCCTTTGTTTTCTAGATTCTTAACCATGGAGGAGATCATGGTGGACTTGAGTTTGCGCTCGTAAGCTTCCTTGCTTCTCCACATCTTGATTTCCGAAATTAGTAGATCAATTGAGATAATCGGGCTTTCTCCTTCAAAAGTCTGATATTCAGCAAGTAGCTGTTTAATCTCATCAATTTGGGCACAGGAAGGACATGGGATGTAGTCTTTTCCATTACTGCCATTGAGTAGGTCAATCATAGTAGGGGTCGGTGAGTTTGGCTGGGGGGAACAGCGCGGTGTTTAAAGATATGATTTTTTCGGGCATCTGGCTCCAGATCCTTGTAGTCTCGTAACTTTTCTTGCACCACTTGCGATTATTGAATGTCCAGTGGTAGCCCAAGATATAGGCATTCGCCATTTGAGCATAGCGTTTAAGATCTACGGGTAGTTTATTGCGGGCAAGCTTCCGAATAGATCTCTTCTCGCAATCCCATTCTAGCTCGACAACAAGACGAATATACTTGTCCACATAATCTATCCGCTTGCCAGCCAGCCATTCATCTACAAACCCAAGAGCGTCTTCTTTATTTTTGTGCCACTTGGGCCTTTGGATCTGCTGATCTAGGTGACAGGTCTCGTGGACAAAGACATCAAGCCATGTGGATACGGGGCGCTTAGTGGCTATGCGTAGCTCTTTGTCATCTGCCCACCCTACAGATGTAGCCTTACCTGTGATAAGATACTTTTGAGGAACAAACGAAAGCTTGAATTGGCGGTATTTAAGAATAGACCGCCCAAGAAAGTTGATTGTCGCCTGATCCATCATCACTCTTCTTCGACATCGGTTTCCTCAATTTGTTCAAACAGCCTTCTGATAGGATTGTCGCAAAAGCCCTCTTCTTGTTCTGGGAATGGCATCAGAACACCCGTGTCATCGTAGGCGACTTTTAGATCATCATCAAACTGCTTTTGATTCACGGAACAACTCTATAATCGTCTCTTCTTTTTGACGAGTTTTTTCTTGTTTAGTTTCAATAGTGACATCTTCCGCACGGTCATCTGGAATTGCTCCAGCATAGCGGAGGCAGTCAATGAAGTATTTGAAAACGAGATTGTCTGGGTCAATAAGTCGTTTCCTTCTTGCCGTAAGGCGGATGTGAATGCGTCCTGTATTTTCTTTTTTGCCGCCGCTCTTCGCCAGTGATTCATTGCGAACAGCGCGTTTAGGCTTGGCGTTACTGCTGGCACTCTTACGGTTAAGAAAGGTTCGTTGGATTGTGTCGATTCGCTCATAGACTCCTTTGCTCACTTCCACATAGCCTGCGGGTATTTCCTTCATTGCTCAAGCAATACTTCCTCTTTGAGTTTTTCGGCTTCGGGGTCGGGGGCGATGCACATCATCAGTGCTTGTCGGGCCTTCTCCAGTTGCTTCTCTTTCTGCTGTAACAATACTTCAAACACATCCGCATGGACGGGGTTGATGTTAGAATAGACTCGTCCAACAGTCATTTGATGATCCCTTCTTCACGGGCAATGGCTTCAATCTGGCTTACATACTCGCGGGTACAATTGAATACTTCTGCAACAGCAGTGAAGTTGGTTTCGGGGTTGTTCATAATGAAACCAAGAATCTTGAACGCCCTTCCCCCGCTGGACAAGCGCCTCTTGGTAGTCTTCTTCCGCCGCGCCCGAATGCCAGTTCGCTTCAACGCCGAAGCCATGGCATGGTAACTTGCTCCGTGTTTTACGGCCAGTTCGCCAATTGTGATTTCGGGGTTTTCTTGAATTTCAGTAGGTAGGATGGCTGTATCGATCATATGATTATATATTGACACTTAAACCTAGCTGTTGTTCAATATCCGTCAACCAAGTTCTTTTAAATCGCGGGAACAAGCCTTGGTAGGCTAACCAGTCTCATAAGCTGGGGTAATGTGAGTTCAATTCTCACTCCCGCTACTTTTGCAAAGGTTCCACCTCAATGACAAAAGCCCATAGGGCTTTCTCCTAGCGAGTAGTTGTGGTGGTCGAAGTTTGGCGCGGTTTCTTCGGGAGCCGCGCTCTTCTTTTGCGGGGCTTAGACTTCCTTTGTTCCTTGTGGAACAATTTGTGGCAGATCTTGCACAGGCAGATCAAATCATCCAGATGGTTGAGTTCGTCCCCTCGGTGTTCGTAGGTGCGGTGGTGGGCCTGAAGTTCTAGCGGGCTATTGCAAACCCCACACCTCCACCCGAACCGCTTCTTCACAAGTCGGCTTACTTCCTTCCAGTAAGGGGTGTGCAAGTAGGCTTTGTAGGATTCCTTATCCACAGAAAGATCTTACTCTCTTGTTGACAGAGTAGCCACTCTTAGTTATTTTGGCGTTCGTTTGCATAGTTCTGGGTGCGGTTCCGTTTTGCGGTGTCTTATCGTTGACTTGTTATTCGGGGCCGCACCCTTTTTCTTTTTTCTTGACCCAAGTTTGAACATTTTGTAGGGTCGCGGTGTCAACGACATGACGGACACCGTAAAGTGGGCGTGAAATATGCCACTAGAACCTGTGACGAGGTATGCAAGGGTAAAACCGCCGCACTCACAGTTAGCCATCCGTCCCATTGCTTGATCTTATTGCGGCGTGGGAATCCAAGATAGTTGAACTGTGGTGGCGTCTCTTTTCCTCAAGCGTCATCATGCGTTTGAGGCTTCGGGAATAAACTCTAAAATACCGAAGGGGGCCATCACAACTCAGCTATCTTGGTAAGCGCGAGGGATAATACCCTCGGAGGTTGATTGCGATTGTTTGAAGGTCTATTAGCGGCTTCGGAGCCTAGATCGTGATCTGTGGAATAAAGCGGAGGACTCACTCATAGGAATGAGAATCCAATTTTGACTATGCCTTTGCCCCTGCGGGGGCGAGGTGTAGTCAAACGGTCGGATCTAGCTCAAGGAATTATTAATCCAATGACGGCGGCGTTCGGGGTTCAAGCGAAAGAGAGCCGCTATATAGGCGGGCGCACGGCTTTAGCCCGCCGAATACCCCCAAAGAAAAAAGAAGAAAAAACATTGAACGCCCCGAAAGGGCTATGGTCTATGTATCTATGGATACTTCGGAGGGGATCATTGAGGGCAACACTGCGAATGCGGGGTTGAGCGACCTGAGTCCTCTCCCAATTTTTGGAGGCGGGGAGACTTGGCATGAAAATGCGGAAGCTTCAAAGATCGGGGGGTCGATGAAGTCGCGCCACCCCGCTTCCAATCTCTTTTATGAACAGACAAGAAGCAATACAACTACAGATAGATGAAATCATGGATAGCTTTGATTTCCAATCAGCCATGAAGGTTTTGGAGGTCTACAAGTCCATGGGGCGGGGTTATCCCAAAGACTGGTTCCTAGACGATGAGCCGTTTGAGCCTGCTATTCGGGCAGCAGCCCGCGATTGCATGAAGGCGGCGGTCAAGCACAGCTATGCTGGTCATAGCTACTTTGAATCCCGCTTTGAAGAGGGCGAAGATGAGGAAGGCCCGTGGGTCAGAATTTTCTTCAACTTCGGGGATCATAGCCACAATGATGGAATATCTTATGAAAAAACTACTACTACTAGCATTGGTCACTAGCGTTCGGGCACAAGATGGTTCGTTTAGTGGGGCCATCTATGATTTAGATTCGGGGCGCACACAGGTTATTTATGGAAACGTGAGTCGCCCAGAGCCTAAAGACACCTATCTATCCACCCTTCGCCGCATCAATGCGGAGTTGGCTGAATCAAACGCACGATTGGATGCTGAACTTGCAGCCAGCCACCAACTTTCTGAATTACGAGAGCAGACAAGACTTCTTCGCAAGATTGCCGACCAATGAGCAACTATCTCAACGTTAATATTCCCACCTTCTTTGCTTTTGTAGACGAGGGTTTCTTCTACGATTTGGAACCATGTGTCAGCAGAGAGAGACAACTAGTCGAGGTATTTGCCTTCACCTCCATCCCCCAAAGATGTGGGTTGTTTAGCGTGATGACTGAATACGGAAGCCAGCATGCTAGAGTCCCGATTCATTATCTCCATGCAGAGGATACAGGAGGATCGTCTTACCCACTAGATTGGATACAGCTATGGGATTCTATGAGCTACTATTGCTCTGTTAACATCTTGGACTACTGCAAGAATCGGGCGGCAAACATCATGCTGAAGAACAAAACCTTTGAAAAGGGGAAATACATGTTTACGCTGGACTGGTGTTTCGGGCCTCATTATACCTCTGGCTACGGCGAGATGGCTGCGGGGCACAAGTGTGGTCATGTGTTTGCAGGAGAAGGTGGTCAATATTTTTTACAACCCAACAACCGTGTGCTGTGGATGGACGGGGGATCGTTTATCGCCAAGCAGTTTCCCATGAAGCCCGACTGGAGGGTCTTTAGCCAAGAGTTTAGCTGCGAGCATACAGGCAGCAGATGGGTTAGCGAAAGCGAGGAGGAACTATGGTTCTACGACTTCAAAGAGCAGGGATAGGAATAGCACTACTTATTGCAAGTGGTTGTGCTTCTTATCCACCCCGCCCCTATCCGTGGAACTTCCCCCCAGAACATGAGTGGAATGCTCCCTTGGAGACTAGCTGGATCAATGCGGTTGACGCCTTCCGCAACTTTACGGCCCCAAAGGGAAGGATCTGGAACCCAATTATTCGGCAGTATGAGCCTGACTTTGGCTATGAGATTGAGCTTCTGAAGGCTCTTCCGCCAGATACTGAGGAACATGAACTGTATCAATAATCCAACCTTGCTTGCGGGCTTCTCGTCCATTCTGATGGCACCAATCATGGCAACCCCGACAAAGCGCGGCAAACAAACTGTAGTCGCAAAGATAACGTCCAATCCTGCCTGCCTTATGATGGATGTCCTGACTCTTCGCCTTTTTGCATTTCTCGCATATGGGATGCAGTGCCAAGTAGGCTTTTTTTACCTTTGCATACTCATTGTATTCACGTTGGCGTTTGGGGGATGCGCTCCGCAACCTTCCGCTGCGCTTAAGTGGAGTTTTTGAACGAAGTGGAGTTTTTCTTGTCATACCTACTATGATTACTTGGAACGATTACAATAATATAAAACCCAATGCAGAGGGAATCTACCTCATCAAAAACGATGAGTCAAACCCTCCATTGAAGTGGGCCTGTCATTACCACCCCCACCATGGATGGAGCGGAATTGGACATATTCTTGAACGTGTGATTAAGTATTGGACACCATGGCCCGATTCAAAGTAGTTCTTACGGTAATCAATGAAGACTCCGTTTCTCCATTCGTTGTCGGCCCAAGATTTCGTAGGGGCGGGCCCATGCCGATGGAAGCACTCTATGCTGAACGTGGCGGTTACTTCTTCGATCCAGAATCAGAAATCGAGATGGCCAGAGATTGCGCTGAACAGTTTACCAAATACATCAATCAAGCAGAAACTAAGAAAAAGAAAAAATGACTAAAGACAAAACATTCATCGTGTGCTACGGAGACAAGGTTGTGGAACTGGACAGGTTTGGCATGAGTAAAGAGGAGGCCAACCAAGAAGCCCAAAGGCTTGTGGCCCATGGCTACAAAAACGTTAGGGTGAGGCTGGAAGACCCTACCCATCCTAGCTGGCCGCTCAACTTCGACGCACAGTGAATATTGCTTTTGCTTATCACAATGGTGACGCCGAATTAGCCATGGAGTCAGCCAAGGCGATTACGGCTTTTGGCATCAACATGCGACATAAAGCAACTTTATGCTGCACGAAGGATACATCTGGAGCTTCTGATATCATCCACGAACTAAAGAAAAGCTTTCCTGAAGTTGGCCAATTGTTTGTCCAAGACGGATTTGATGGCTGGCCACTTGGCCCGAACCAGATGTTTGCCGATGTGGCTGCTGCTATGTATTCGACCAACGTTCCTTTCTACTTCTGGGAGCCAGACTGTGTTCCCATGAAAGAGGGGTGGGTTGACGATCTCGACGCCGAATACCACAAACAGGTTGGTATCCTTGGCCATCTTTACGAAGGCGGAATGGCATCCAATGGTAAAAACATCTACAAGATGATTGTGGGCAGCGCGGTGTATCCCCCCAATTTCTTAGATTTTTGTCCATCGGCACAATCGCTATCGACCTACAATCTTTCCTATAAAAATGCAGGGACAATCCCAGAGCCTTGGGACGTTCGTTGCCGTTGGAACTTCATGGAGATTGGCCGCGATACGTCCCTCATCCGAACCTACTGGAAAAGCGTTAACTACCAATGGAAGGATGGGAAAATTGTTTTCTACGCTGAAGACCCCGAAGCCCAAGCGGTTCAGGGTGTTACTTGCCCAGACCGAATCATCTCCAGCCAAGCAGTGGTCATCCATGGGTGTAAAGACGGATCTCTCCACAAAATGGCGCAAGAGGGATTTCCAATGCCCAAAGACAACCCTGTAATGCCGTCAGATTCGACGGGATTAGAGCAAAGCGTCAGCAATGATGCACAAGTAGGGACAGTTTGCGATAAAGCATCTAAAGTGGTGCGTAAGCCGCCCAAAAATGCCAAGAAAAAGCGGGTGATCTCGGAAGCAGAGCGCGAACGCCGCAGGCAGGCGATGATGGAAATTTTGCAAAGAAAGCGTGAACGAAAGGCCCAAGAGGCTGTCTAACGCTTCCTATGCAAGAAGTCATCTTTGAACCATCCGCCGAAACCGCCATCCTTTCATGCCTCTGTCATGCCCCGTCAGAGGATCAGCGTGAGATCCTTTTATCTATAAAGGAAGATCACTTCTACCTTCAGGAGAACAAGATCATCTTTCGGGCGGTCATGCGCTGTATCGCCAAGGGGATGCAGGCAGACATTATCAATGTCAAGGGGGAGATCGAAGCCGCCAACGAATACGATATCGTTGGGGGTGAGCAGAAGATCACAGAAGTTGCTACTTCGTGTGTGGCCCACAACAACTGGAAACGCTACTACCCCAAGCTGGAGGAAGCCCGCTACAGAAGGTCGCTGGAATACTTGGCCAACGACATGGTTCACAAGGCCAGAGACCGCGAGCTAAAGATTGAAGAACTCAAGAACTGGTCAGAGACCACCGTCATGCGGGCTGACTACGAGATGGATGATGGTAGCAAGCTCTCCATTAACAATGCCTTGGATCGCGCTGCCCAGAACATCGAATCCACGATTGCAGGAAAACCCTGCATTGGTATTCGCACTGGTATCACTCCATTGGATGACCTTCTCATGTTTGGCTTGCGCGGCGGCGACATGGTTGTCTTGGCTGCGAGACCAGCGGTTGGCAAGACGGCCAGCGCCCTTCAGATTGCCGAAAACGTGGCACTTAACCAGAAGAAACGGGTCTTGATCTTCTCTTTGGAGATGACCAGCGTTGCTCTCATGGAGCGCATGATCCGCTCGCGGGCGCGTGTGGGTGCTGCTGACATTCTATCTGGTCGGGTGACCCCGCATCAGAAACAATCTCTCGGACGGGCCGTGCAGGAAATCCAAGCATCCGAAATCATTTGCGATGATAGCTCGGCCAAATCTATCGGTTATCTCAAAGCGGTAGCTCGCCGCGCCCACCAGCGCACCCCGCTAGACCTCATCATCATTGACTACCTCCAATTGGTTAAGGGCGATAGCAAGCGCGGAAAAGACAATCGCGTGTGCGAGGTGGAAGAGATTAGCGGCGGCATCAAGGATCTGGCCAAGACCCTCAAGGTTCCCGTTCTGGTACTGGCTCAACTCAACCGCGACCCAGACAAGCGTGGAGGACGCCCCAGCCTCTCAGACCTTAAGGGATCTGGAGCCATTGAACAGGACTCAGACATTGTCATCATGCTTCACAGCGAAGACGCTCAAGATCATGAACAGAATCCCACCATGGAGTTTATTGTCGGCAAGCATCGTGACGGCCCCACAGGTGTGGCCAACATGAGCTTCAACAAAGCGATTACCCGATTTGAGGTGGCGTAGCCTTCCAGCAGAAGGCTGGGAAGTTCAATCCTTCTCCGCCTTGTGCATCAACTGGAAGATGGACGGAGACCGCATTGTAGCATCCACAAATTCCACAGGCTTTAAGCTGCTGGTCATAAGATGTTGTTTTTGCTCCCGCAATATGGGGTAGCATTCCAGCAATTCCCTTGCACCCCCAACAGCCAGAAGTGGCAATTTGGTGCGGACAGGCCGCACAAATCTTAGCCCTGCGTTCCGCCTCCTCTTGATCGACTAGCTGGAACTTGTTGTTTTTGGCAAAGTAATACATTGCCTTGACCCATCGGACAATTTGAGAGAACCCCAAAGTTTGTTTTTCTTGGGTACACGGCACACAGTTTTCGTTTCCAGCCATCCTGTCACAAAGATTGTGTTCTATTTGTGACACAAGATCCACGGGCGGGGTAATGTTTTTGGAGATCAGAAGCTTTTCGCAATTCGCAACCATATCATGCCAATCGCCCCCACGAACGGGCTCGCCCACAATCGGACAATTTACCCACCATCCCTGTGGGGGAACACTTGATTTTCTCTCGTAGCAAAATTTGGGTGCCTCAGTCATTAATAACTAGCTCCGCCTCATAAGTGTTGTTTTCAGGAATCTTCATGGATTCCAGCTTGGTGGCAATGTTGATCTGAATTGCATTCTGTTGGTTGTTGCCCTCAGAAAAGTTGATGGCGGCAGCTTCTGCCAACTGCTTGATGTTCCTCATCATGCCTAGAGCCTCCATGCCGTCTAGATCTTGCGCGGCATCAGCGGCCTTCACTAAAACCTTACCAGTTAAAAACTTGATCGACTTTTTCATGGTCTCTAGAGATGCTGTGATTTCCGACATTACAGAAGGAACACCGTCATCTTCCCAAGGGGCTGGAGATTGCTCGTTGACCAGACGTTCGCGGCACTGAATCCAACGCTGGGTGTCCCGCCATAGGCAGACGGTAGACTCGCTAACTTTTAACTCCTCGGCAATATCCCGCAGGGTGCGTCCCGAACAATACATGGAGAACCCCTTGATACACTCAAGCCTACGTTTTTTATCCATCTCCTCCATTCTGGCGGGAGGAGCAACTAGAGCTACTGGACGTTCCTTATCCCAAGGATAGAGATTTTCTGCTTCGGGATTCTCTTGCCAGATTTTAGCGTATTCATCCCACTTCTCGCTATAGATCATCTTCTCAAGAGTGGGCTTGTGCTTAGTGTCCAAAGCCTTCATTACCTCTGGCAAATCCCTACCAGCGGCGTAGAGTCGAAATGCATTCTGTTTTTTAATGCGGTTTTCTAGCGTATCCCAATCCCGTTCTCCGCTCTTGCGCTTTTTCTCCATTCGGATTAGTTTAGTATAAATTTCATAAATGGCAACAGTTGATCAAGGGATAGAGAAATACGGGAGATTATGGTTACCCAAAGACGGACAGGCAATTACGCCAATCCGAATTGAGATGGACGCCTTCTTGCAGGGGCTTACCCCCGAAGAAGGAGGGCTCGGAAAGGCTCGGCATTATCGCAATGTTGTCTCGGCTATCTGGCCAACCTTCCAATGGCACAGGTGGGCAGAACTCAGCGCACAGGCATTCTGCAACCAAGTCTATGAGGTGGATGAGGCCACAGGAAACCGATTTGTCCGAAGCGTGACGGGACTGGCTGGTGGTACCGACTCTGGTAAATCCTACGGGATGGCGGCATTTGCACTGGTCAACTGGTTCTGCGACCCGATCAATACAATGACCATTGTGGTCTCTACGTCCAAAATTGATGCAAAACAGCGTATCTGGGCGGCTTTGGTTAAGATGTACCGCGAAGCCCGAAACATGGGCTTGGCTTCTGGAAGACTCATTGAGTCCATGGATATTATCAAACTCTCGGATGAAGAGGGCGCTGTTATCGATCCCGAAACAGGGGTAAGCGATGCGTCCTCAATCATGCTCCTAGCGGCTGGCGATGAATACAAAGACGATGCCCAGAAACGCCTTCAGGGTAAGAAAAATCGTCGTATCGTGTTGATTATTGACGAGTTACAAGACTGCTCTGCTTCCGTGATCAATGAGGCAGTCTGGGGATTTAAGGGCGCACAAGAGCTTTATATCGTCGGCGCTGGTAACCCGTCATCCATCTTTGATCCCCATGGGAAGTTCTGTGAACCCATCAAGGGGTGGATGAGTGTGGATGAGCAAACCCCGAACTGGAAGATACGGGTGGCTGGTATCGAGGGTGTATGTATCAGATTTGATTCAGAAAACGACAATCCGAACCAACAGTCTTTCGATGCTGGCAAGGGGTTGCGCTATCCATTTCTACCAAAGCCTAATGATGTGGCTCTTGCCAAAAAGGAACTCGGAGAACTCAATCCGCAGTATTGGAGAAAGTTTAGGGGGTTCTGGCCCCCTGCCGATGCCGATGACTCCACGATTGTCTCTGATATCCTATTGGCTCGCCACGGGGCGCTAGACAAACCGATCTGGGATGGAACTCCGAAAGATATTGCTGGTATTGACCCAAGTTATACTGAAGGCGGCGATAGGTTTGTATTTACCCACCTCAAGTATGGCAGGCTGATTAGTGGCAAGTGGGCGATAGCTGTCGAAAAACAGTATGTCCTCAACCGAAGAGCGGGATCTCAAGAGGACTTTCAATACGAGATGATCCAGCAAATCCACGACCTCTCTCTCAAGTTGGGAATTCCTAATCAGTGGATGGGGGTAGATGCTTCGGCTGGCGGTATTTTCTGGTCAATCGGAGAACGAGAACTCCTAAAGGGTTGGCATGCAGTGAGTTTTGCAGGAGCGGCATCCGACCTTCCCGTCAGCGCCCAATATGCTATGAGGAACGAAGTCACTGGAAAACCGCAAGTCGGCAAGGAGTTGTTCCACAACATGGCTTCAGAACTCTGCTTTGCTGCCAGATACTTCTTAGAGTGCGAACAACTCAAGGGTATTACCCCTGATTTGGCTTGGGAGATGACACAAAGAAAGTATGTGCGTCGAACCCGAAAGATTATCATTGAGTCCAAGACGGACATGAAAAAAAGGATCGGAAAGTCTCCTGACTTATTTGACTCATTTGCAGTTGGATTGTTTGTAGCCCGAAAAGTATTTGGAGCCATGGCTGGCAGTGAGGCGATTGAGGAAAAGAAACGGCTCAACAAAGAGACATTTAAAAAACTCAAACAGTCCTTGACTATAAGGAAAAATTGGTAGATTCTATTTGCCATTTATGGCTCAACTACCAATTGCCGAAGCGGATATTTGCATATTCCAAGGTGCCACATTCAATCAGACTCTGTTCTATGAGACTGGGGAACCCTCGGCTCCCGTTGATCTTACGGGATTTACAGCCAAGATGCATATTCGGTCAAAGCCCGAATCCAAAGCACTAATTCTTGAATTGTCTACAACTAATGGTAGAATCGTATTGAATGAAGCTACGGGATCTATTAGGCTACTTATTTCGGCATCTGACACGGCATCGCTCTCGGTCTGTGATAAAGCCGTATATGACCTTGAGCTTTACAACGGGGCCGTCACAACCCGAATCCTGCAAGGCAATGTTATCATTTCACCAGAGGTTACCCGCTAAATGAGCAAGATCTGTATCCCTATTCCCTCTAGTAGTGTTATCGGCGTTTCCTCAACCCCGATCCAAACACCTAGTGTAAACATTCTTCGTGTTGAGCCCTCGATTACTGGATTGGATGGTGGTGGATCAACTAACCTTGACAGCCTTAATACGGTTAGCGGAACCTATGCTGTTGGAATTGTTATATTTTTGGTTATTGGTGGAATTCCTGCCATCTACCAACTTGCCAACGGCACTGACGCCGAAAACCTACCATTTGTAGTCAGACCAAATGACTATGATAGCCAAACTGGAACAAAACGTGTTTGGAAGCGACTAATGTAAAAATGAAATATATTCTCTCACTTATTATCGGTGGAGCCTTGGTTGTTTCTGGCTTCGGACAAACTCGCAACGTTCTGGTTGGAACCAACAATGCTGTTGTTCAGCCTACTAATTTTTGGAGCGCCGATGCATCCAATGCTCGCACGGGCCTTGGCTTGGGTAGTGCCGCGACAAGCCCCGCATCCGCATTCCAACCAGCATCTACCAATCTTACGCTTCTTGCTTCAAATGACGGATCATCGCTTACTAATCTTAATATTTCTGGGTTAGGAACTATTTCCATTAGCAATATTTCTGGTCTTCAGTCGGTTTTAGATGGAAAGCTGGCAACCAACGGAAGCGCTGCAAATCTTACATCATTTCCATCCACCATTCTTCAAACAACATCCGCCATTACTAATTTTCCCGCTGGGCTTCTTCGGGCGAACGGAGACGGATCTGGCCTGACAAACCTCCCCATTCCAGCAACTGCCAGCAATGTTCTCTCTACTATTGCTGTGGCAAAAGGTGGAACTGGGGCCACCAATGCTCCTGATGCCAGAATTAATCTTGGAGCAACAACTGTTGGTAATGCTGTATTTATTGCAACCAACGCCGCTTCGGCCAGAAGCGCTCTTTCTTTAGGAACAGCTTCTACCAGTTCGGTTGCAGATTTTCAGCCCTCTTCTTCTATTTTGACAAATCTTGCGGCAAATAACGGGGGTGGTCTAACGAATATTACTGCCGCAAATATCACTGGAACAGTGGGGCTTGCCTCTAACATTACTGGAACGGCGGCACTCGCAACCAATGTTACTGGTGTTGTAGCGTTGGCTAATGGCGGAACAGGGGGAACCAATGCTGCAACTGCAAGGTCTGGAATTGGTGTTGGAACTACCAATACACTTACCATCGCTGGATTGGTTTCTCAAAACCTAACAATCAGCGCAGGCGGAGGAATCACACTTCAATCCGCAATTACAAATGATGCATCATTTAGGACTAATATCGGTCTTCCTTGGGTTGGCCTTACAAATACTACAGCATCTGGATTTAGAACAGCACTTGAGCTTGGAACGGCGGCGACAAATCCATCAACCGCATTTCAGCCGTCTTCTTCGGCACTTACAAATCTTGCCGAAAACAATGGAATTTCGCTAACAAATTTACAGGCCAGCAATTTGGTCGGAATTATTGCATCTTCAAATATCCAAGCTGTAAACCTGACAAATATTTCTGGTGTTCTTGCGGTCAGCAAAGGTGGAACTAGTGCTACAAACGCATCAGATGCCAGAACCTCCTTGGGTATTACAACTGTTGGAAATTCACTTTTTACAGCAACTAACACATCTGCCGCAAGAACCGCAATCGGCGCGTTGGCATCAAATGATAATGGCTCTGGATTAACAAATCTTACAGCCGCAAATATTACTGGTTCTGTAGCCATTATTAATGGCGGAACTGGAGCAACCAACACTACAACCGCCAGAACGAATCTTGGATTAGGCTGGTCTGCGCTTACTAATACAGATGCCACAAACTTCCGTAATGACATCGGGCTTGGAGCAACATGGTTGACTAATACAAATGTCACTAATTTTAGAACGGCGATTGGATTGGGGGTGACAAATGTTGCGTTCTTTGACGGCTTGCAAGTTTTAGGTTCTGGAATTGAGGCAAGCGGCATTCTTCTATCTGGAACAAATGCGACTTTAGTATTTGATGAGGAATCCGCAAAAGCTAAAACGCGCACTAACCTTGGATTCCCTTGGAGCGGGCTCACAAATACAAATTCTTCAACATTCCAAGCGGCACTATTTGGATCTAATACCAATCCAGTTTTGGTAAACACTAATGGAGAAGTGGTAAGCCCAACCAACTTTTGGGCAGCGGCCCCGATATCTACAACTGTACAATACCAGACAAACATTACTGGAACATCAACAAATGCCGCCACAAATAGTCGCAACCTATTCTTGTTCAGTCTTTCTCCTTCGGTGTCGGGAATTACCAATACGGTCACATTGCCCACGAACCCCGCAACCACATTTGAAGGAGATAGAGCTACTATTACCCATTTGGCCCAGACAACTAATACAGTGACGGCTATTAGGCAATTGGGCGCAGTAACCAATCTAATCACTCTCAACCAACTTGATGAAACGGTTCTATTGATGTATCGCAGTGGTGCATGGAGGTTGGCCGACAACATCTCCTACATTGAGCCCATCTATTTTTCTGGCACCAACGCATCGGCCAATGCGGCGGCAAGTAGAACAAATTTGGGATTAGGAGCGACGAATGATGTTGTATTTAGAGGAATAGAGATTGGCGGAACAAATCCTACATTTTATGTCCCCTCAGATGGAACTCTTTTTGAGGTGTACAAACCCATCTGGTTTGGTGATAGAAATGGAACAAATAATATTTTTGAGTTTGAAGCAGAAGATGAAGATATTGCCCGCACCAACCTCGGCCTCCCGCTCCCAGCCCTCACCAACACCAACAATGCCAATTTCCGCAATGCCATAGAACTCGGAGCCACTAACAACGTCTCCTTCTCCAATGTCACGGCATCTGGAACTCTGACAGCTACTGGCACTGTGACGGCAACCACCAATCTTGTGGTTAATGGGTTTGTAGACTTCTCCACCAACCACACCAACTCAAATCCCGCAACCAACAACCAGATCAATGACTTCATTGAGATTCGTGTTGGAACCAATCAATTCTGGCTACCAGTTTATAAATGACCAACTACTGGAGACTTGAGAGAGATATTGAAATCGTCCAAGGAAAGACATGGACGGCGAAGTTTCGTTATCTGACCAAGTCCTGCAAGGGGAAGTCTAATGTCCCAGTCAATCTTTCGGGCTATGGGGCCAACATGGTCATCCGTGAGTGCGCCAAGGATAGTGCTACTTTGCTCACATTGACCTCTGGAAGCGGGATTACGCTCGGCGGAAGCGCGGGCACCATCGAAATCGAAATTACCGCCACACAGGCCGCAAACCTCACAGCAGGCGACAACGTCTACGAAATCGAACTCTACCTCGGCTATACCTATATCGCATTCGCCACAGGTAAAGCTAAAGTCTATCAGGAGATCGCCCGATGAGCCAAGAGGTCATTGAGATCACAGAGAGGGAGATTGAGATCATTGAGGTGGTGGAGCGCGGCCCTGCTGGGCCTAGTGGCCCGCAAGCCAACATTAATTATACAGTAGTTTCTAGTCCTCAGACACTTAGCAATTCGCAGAATATCGCAGCCGATACTTCTGGAGGGACGTTTACTCTTACTCTCCCACTCAATCCGAATGAAGGAGATTCTATCGATATCTTCGACTATTCGGAGACTTTTGACACTAATCCTCTGACCATCGCCCGAAACGGACAACCCATCGAAAGTTTGTCAGAAGATCTTATCTGCAACGTCGAAGGAGCTTATTTCACTTTAATCTACACTGGAGCCACAAGGGGATGGCAAGTATTGCCCCGCTATGGAACTTCTGGCGGAGGGGGAGAAACGGTTCTAACAACCCAAGGTGACACACTTTATCGCGGTGTCGGCGTTAACGCCCGCCTTCCCATCGGCACCGCAGGCCAGATTCTAAAAGTCAACGCAGGCGCAACGGCACCCGAATGGGGCGCGGCCCCAGCGAGCGGCGTGTCCTCGGTTAATGGCGAGACAGGCACCGTTATCCTCGACGGCTCCGACATCGACACCAGCGGAAACGACGATTTGGCCGCCTTCACGATGAGTTCGTTTGGCGATGGTGACGGCATTTATTACCCGCTGCCCGACCTGTTCATCAACACCAAGCCCGTCTACAGCACAACCTCTGGCTACAGTGTGTTTTTTGAAAATGCCCGTTGGCACATCACGGACGGCTCGCCCATCACGGCAAACATCATCGAATCCAGCGACAATGACAACGCCGCGTGGCCGTGGCTGTCGGCGTGGAGCGGCGATGTATTAAAGGCAAAGCTCGCTGATGTTGTGGGCCGCGCGCGCGACACCTTTTTGTTTGTCGGCGACAACCTCAAAGTCGGCACAAGCAGCGGCCTCCCGCTCAAAACTGGCAGCGGGGGAGCGGTAGAGGCGGGTTCTTTTTCCAACACGGCAGGGAGCTTTTGCGAGGGCAACGATGCGCGGTTAAGCGATGCGAGGACGCCAAGCAGCACCCTCGCGCACAAAGCCTCCCATGCGATTAACGGAACGGATTTTTTGGCTCCCAGTGATATTGGAGCGCAGGACAAATTTGTCGCAGCCAGCCAAGTATTAACCTCATCTTCAACCACCCTTGCCGCTGGCAGGGCGCGTAGAATTGAGCTTGCGACCACAAACAACGGCGACACCGAAGTTGTCTTGCCGACATCGGGCAACCAGCAAGATGATGTTTTTCAGTTAATCCGCGCAGGCAGCGTAGCTGCTGGCCGCATATTCGTAGTCAACAGTGCAGGCGGTTCGGAGCTAGCAAGCCTTGGCACAACCGAAAATGGTGGCCGCTCTTTTACGTTCCGCTATCAAATCGGAGCAAACGCTTGGTTTCTTGTCCCCGTCGATGCCCACACCCACGTTGTCGCAGACGTTACAGGCGCAGCCGCCAGCGGCTCCATCACTTCATCTGGCCTCACGCAATCCACCGCCCGCATCCTCGGACGCACAAGCAGCGGCACGGGCGCGCCAGAAGAACTTTCCGCCAGCGATGTCCGCAGCTTCCTAAATGTCGCAGACGGCGCAACCGCTTACACCCACCCCAACCACACGGGCGATGTGACCTCGGTGGGCGATGGCGCGACAACGATTGCCAACAACGCAGTCACAAACGCCAAGCTCGCACAGGTGGCGACCTCCACGCTAAAAGGCCGCGCCACGGCGGGAACGGGTAACGTGGAAGATTTGAGCGCGGCGGATGCGCGGACGCTGCTCGGCCTCGCCGCCTCGGCCACCACGGACGCGACAAACGCCTCAAACATCAGCAGCGGCACACTTGCTGTGGCGCGGATGGGCAGTGGCACACCTTCGGCGAGTAACTTTTTGCGCGGGGATGGTAGCTGGCAGACTGTCGCGGCGGGAGTGTCAGGCAGCACTGGCTCCACCGACAATTCTATTTTGCGGAGTGACGGCACGGGGGGTAGCACGTTGCAAGATTCGGCCTTCGTCATTGCCGACAATGCCACGGCCAGCCCGAACAACACAGTCAACCACGCCTCCATTCAAGCCACAGGCGGCAGCACCAACGTCTCGGTTTCTATTGTGCCGAAGGGAACAGGCAGCATTTCAGCGCAAGTGCCAGACGCAACGACAACTGGCGGCAACGCCAGAGGCGTAAATGCCACAGACTTTCAGCGGGTGCGCGGCAACGCCAACCAAGTGGCTTCTGGAGAGCGTTCATTTTTGGCGGGCGGCTCGAATAATATTGCCAGCGGAACCAATGCCTTCGTCGGTGGAAGCAATGACAGCACAGCAAGCGGAACCAGTTCTTGTGTCATCGGAAGTTGGCTTGGCACTGCGTCATCGAATCGCGCCACCGTGATTTCGTCCTACTTTTCAACAGCAAGCCAAGAACAGACGACAGTAATCAATGGTAGTAGTTCCTCGGCCACACAAACGCACGCGCTTGCCGTAGGCCACAGTGCGGTTGCTGATTTGGCCTGCTTAATTGCCGAAGGCTTTGGAGCAATAGGGGCCACTGGATCGTCGCAGGCATTGCGCTATATGGTGCGCGGAACAACCACGACAAACTCTGCGGTAGAGCTATTTGGTGGGCCAAATGCAAATGCTCGCCTTCGCTGCCCAAGCGGCAAGGTTATGTTTATGGACATAATGATTGTCGGCGTGGCTAACGGCGGCGGAACTGTCGCCACCTTTCAGCGCCAATACGCCATCAAAAATGTCAGCGGCACGACTTCGGAGGTTTACGCGCCAGTCACCATCGGCTCTGACAGCGCGGCCTCGACCAGCATCACGGTGGACGCCAACGACACCAACGATGCGCTCCGCATCCAATGCACAGGACTTTCCGCCACCACGATACGATGGGTGGCCCACGTTTCAGCAGTGGAGGTCGCTTATGGTTGATCCCAACACAATGTATACAGTCGGCCTTGTGCCGTCCCAGCAACTCGTCAGTCTTCTCACCGATGACCAAGGCAACTGGCGCGATGTGCCAGAGGGCGAGACCGTAGTGCCGCTGGTTAAAATCCCGAAGCCCGAACAAGGCGCATGGGAGCCGAATGTGGTGTGGTTTGAGGATCGCGTCGAGCGGCAGTGGGTCGAGGGAACGCCTGCGCCTGTGGCTACGATGACCGCCGAAGAGGCTGTCAGCCAATACTTCTCTCCCTACCAGACGCTCGCCCTCCAGCGTTTTGAGATGGCGCTTGCTCAAGCAAACAAACCCCTCGGTGTGAAGATGACCGCCGCGAAGCAGTGGCTTGAAGGCGTGATGCTCGCATGGGCCGCATCCCCGACACCCGCACCAGCGGAGTCTTTCGGCCAGCCGCAGGCGAGCTTTGCGGAGGCGAGTGGGGAGGCTGTTGCTGATCTCGCCAGCCCGAACCCCGAAACATAATAGTCGCCTCCAACCCCGAATCCAGATATACTAAATAGAAATGGCCTCCCTCTCCGCATATTAC